TCTCCCGTTCATAATCATGGTGTATTGGTCTTACATGAAGCCATTTCCTAAATGCTTGTACAGACAAAGAATCAGGATTTAAAAATCCGGCACAATAATAATCCTCGCTCCATTGACTATAAAAATATAGTATTTCTTCATCCGACATCATACACCTTCCATTCACTCAAGGGAACATCATAAAAATATTCCCCTGAGGCTACCGCTCTGTTGGGTACTTCTAGTTGGTCATATTTAAGAATAGTCTCGCTAGAACATAGCATTACCTTATCGCAGTCTTTATTTACCACTGCATAAGTCATGTCGGGTATGAGAAACTTAGTCTTTCGTTCAGGAATATGAACAGTGGCGAAGGGCCAAACTTCAGTCCAAATAGACCTTCGTTCTACTTCATAAGTTCCTAATCCATCTGTCAAAACAATATCCACTCCATAAGGATTACTGTTTTCTTCTGCCTCTACGTTCATACTTTTCAATAATTTCAACACTGTTTGCTTACCGATGGCATCATTAGAAGCATGTGCCGCCTTATTAAAAGGCTTTCTAACTTTCATCTAATCCTCCCTCAATTCTAGAGTGAACCACCCCTTTTCTAGCATCAACCCTATTATAGCATAGCCAGCTATATCTGTAAAGGTATCCTGAATAGGTTCATGTTTAGCAACCCCGTTTCCATTCCATATGAGGTTTTTCAAACGGCTAACTTTGTCCCACATCCGTACCACTAGACCTTTATCCCCAAACCCCAATATGTTGTCGTGTCCATAGTCATGCTGTTTAGAAATTACTACGTAAGCAATCTGAGTAGCTACACGCTGACAGGCTTCATCAAACGTCTCTGGCTCTGCTGTTCTATCTAATACTGGCATATTCTTCCTCCCAATCTATAAAATCTTCTAACCGTTCTGGTTTCTCTTGCAGGGGGAGATTACATGCTCTCCCATCCCACCCAACCTTAGTGGCCCNNNNCAATATCTACTTTTAATGGAATACCTAATGTGTTTTCTTCCAACAATCCTTGTATTTCTGTTGGTAAGCAGTTGAGGTCAGTATCATGAATTTCACAAATAATTTCGTCATGTACTTGCAACAAGATGTTACTTTGAGTGTTTTTAAGATGTTCATGGACTTTTATTATCCTCTCATTTAAGATATTGGCACTGGTGCCTTGGACTAGATAATTTACTCCCTTATACGCAATCCCACTATCAATTTGATACAGTCTGCCATTCCTATTTTTAATCCATCCTCGGTCTTCCACCGCCCTAATAACTGAAGCGAAGAATTCCCTTGACCCTGGTAAACCCTTGAAGTATTGCTTCTTATATTGGACAGCTTCTTTCTCTGTAACATTAAGCTGTTTGGCTAACTTGGCTTTGCCAATACCATAAATTACTCCAAAGGTTATATTTTTTCTTCCTCTCCTGTGAGGTTGAAAGCCCTCTTAGCTGCTTCCGCATGGAAGTCAATATCATTCGCTTCAAGCATCTGAGTAATCTCTGTGTTTTTTAGGTAACTTAAAAAGACTCTAACCTCCATCTGGGAGTAGTCAAATGCTACTAAGGTATACCCCGGCCTAGATGTAAACAATCTACGAATAGATAGTTGGCTAGTATCATCTTCATTAAAGGATTCGTCTCCAATAAACCCCCAAGTATTCCATACCTCATCACTCAAATTTAGGTCAGCCGTAATACCTTTTGCTGCCATCTGAGCATTAATTCGACTCTTGATGGCCTCTCTCTCCTCTGGAGATAAATCCCTATCCACAAGCTTGAAATGCGTCCTGGGGATATTCTGGAGATTGGGTTCACGGGAAGACAGTCTTCCGGTTACGGCCCCCCAATTACAATACGATGTATGCATGGTATTTACATCTATGTATGGTTCTATGTATGTAGACCTCAGTTTTTCTAAAGTACGGTACTGACGAATCAATCCAGCTATAGGATTATCTATTTGAACTAGGGCTGCTTCATTCCATGCATCCTTTCCTTTGGGGGTCTTGAGAGGCGAATAGACACCATGCCCATTCAAAACTTGCCCTACTTGTTGGGTGCTATGGATGTTAAATTCTTGGTCAGCTAGGGCATAAATTTGGGCTGCAATAACTTCCTTCCTACACTCCAGTTTCTTCATGGAAGTTAACGCATATTTAGCATCTACGGAGACACCCCTATTCTCCATCTCGTACAATACCCTAGTCAATTGGGTTTCCAACTGCATAACGTCTCCTTGATACGTTTGTTGAATCTGCATCAAGGCATGGTAATACAGCTTTTCAGTATACAGTGCATCCTGTTCACAGTACGGCCCAAGCACATCAACTGGAGCCATGGAGAAATCCTTAAACCACTTATTCTTTCTCAACCATTTCTTAGTTTCCTTATCGTATGCAGCAGCTTCTTCTCCATATACCCTAGTAATCGTACTAGTTAGGTCAAGGTCTTTAACACTAGCTGGTTCTATAAGCCGCATCATAACTATTACATCAGCCCATGTTTGTGCTGCGGGACTAGCGAAACCTTCGTTTTCAAGGAACTTAATATCAAACTTAATGTTATAACCAACCAGCTTCTTTGCCAACCCAAGAACCTCTACCAAGTCCTTTAAGAGTGCGGGTTCCAGGTTAGCTCCTTGCTGGTGACGGAATGGGAAATAATAGGTATCTAAATTATAAGAGATACCTATTCCACATAGTTGATTATACTTAAAGGGGTCTAAGCCGTTAGTTTCAGTATCCACTATTAGGATGCTATCCGCTTCGTCAACTAGTTGCTGACGGAGCGGAGTAACAACTTCCCAGTATTGAGCAGGGGTAGTAACTAACATTTAAAACAAATCGTCAGTCTTGGTGCTGTTGAGGTTAACCGCCCCCTCCACGGTTCCATTCGTATCTCCCCCGTATCGGGACTTGAAATACTCCTTAATGGAGGGCAATTCCTCTGCCTTACCCATAATATCGTTTGGTACTTCCCCTTTTCGGGCAGTAGCCGCAATCTGGTAAGAGGTATCAAACATACCCGTTCCAGTCCTCTTAATCCTCATTATACCCTTGTCCAGTCCATTCCAGTCATTGTACACATCGACCAACTGGTTCCATATATAGTCGCTGCGTCCAAAGGTTAGGGAAATAATCCGAAAGTCCTCAACGGTTTCCTTAAACATCTTTTTCCCACCAGGGCCACTGACAGCTTCCCAATCATCATTGCGCCTTTCATTGTGTATGACCTCATGGACATAAGCCCAAAACGCAAACTTGTGAGAAGAACGGGTATTGGCTGGGACATCAGAGGTATCTACATCTGGGTCATCCAGTAGGTTAACCCAACGACTGCCAGAGTTATAGGTGTACATGTAGACCTCATCTAGAAATTTGTCTCCCTCTTCTCCAGTAGCCAGTGCAGTAAGGAAAGCTTGGTCACCATCCTTAAACCATACCTCTCTGCCTGGGACATTGCTAGGGCCACCTGACCCACGGGACTCTCTCTTTTCCTGTATTCTGCTTATTCCGCTCATATGTTTCCTCCTATAAAAATGTTCTTTCTTTTATTATACGCTCTAACAATTCGCTGTCTCTTACATCTTGTACATCTTTATACTCCTTTGGTAGTTTGATATAGCTTACCATAAAGTTTGCAGAAAGGCAAGCCATTGCTTTATCTAATCCTATACGCCCCGCCTCATCATTGTCAAGACATAAAACCAATTCCTGGGTGGGAAGCATAGTTGCCAAATCTACTTGGCGTTTAGAAATAGTGGCTCCTAATAGTGCAACACTGGGAAACTCATGTTGTGTAAGCCACATGGTATCCAGGGAACCTTCGGTAATACATACAAAGGGTACTTCATCCATTATAAAGTGTTGCCCAAACAATAGCCTGGATTTTCTTAGACCCTTAGAGTATAGATATTTAGGTGTCCCATGGGATTTACGTAAGACCCACCCAACTAGGGTTCCTGTATGCATATGGATTGGAATTACTAAACTATGGTCTATATCAATGCCACAATCCCACAATCTTAATGTATCTTTATTAAATCCTCTATCAAATATCCATGGGGGAACAGAGCCTTGCTGAAATGGAAATTTAATCTCTGGCATTTCTGGTTCTTCTTCCACAAACTCATCAAACATATTGATGTTAAAACTAGCTTCATTCTGTTGGACTCGGTTCTGGGCTTCTTCATAACTAATATTGTAGTACTTCATTAAGAAGCCGTACAAAGACCCTGCCCCACATCCTGCAAAGCATATCCAGACTCCCTTGGACGTATTGATGGAGCATGAGGTTACACTGTCCTCATGGAAAGGACAATATATAGATACTTCATCCTTTCCTGGGGGTACGGAAACCCCAATCTCTGCTAATGTATCGGCCCAATCTACCATTAGAAGTCCTCATTTAGTTCTGTAATTTGGCCTCTGTCTACTTCCCATTCCATATATGACCGCCCCAAAGGTAATAAGCCATCCCTATATTTTTGGTAGTATACATACCGTCTATTGTCTTCATTTTCTACCATACACATAGACATAACTACGTCTGCTGCCCTAAGCATGGCATCCCCATACGCTACTTGGTCAGCTTTCGGTGGTATATATATGTCAGCTGCATCCTTGGTAGCTTGTGTAGAGATAAATATGGGGGTATTGGTGGACAAGCAGATATTCTTTAGACCGTAGAACAGCATGTGGGTTTGTTCCCACATAGCTTTATGGCCTTTGCCAGAGTTAGTAATTAGATAGATACCATCAATAACCACAAAGTCAGGGACATACTTTCTAATAAGGTTATGGACACTTTCTAGAGAAATACTATCTTCCCCCTCAATGTGGTCACAAACAAGCATGGGTACATTTTCCAGTCCACCTAGAAACTCTCTATATGAGTCCTCATTAATAGGATTGCCATTTCGTAAAGCCATATGAGAAAACTCATACCCCATAGCCTTTCCCAACACCACATCAGTACGCAGATTCATTTGGGTTGTTGGCATCTCTGACGTAATAAGGAGAGTTTTAAACCCCCTCATAACCGCAGTAACCGCAGCTTGTACGCACATCCAAGACTTCCCAATGGATGGTCTAGCGTATAGAGCTATAAGTTCACCTGGAAGCCATCCCACACCAGTACGATTAAGGGTGGTAAATGGGGTGGGTATACCCATAATTCCATCGCCCAGCTTGCGTTTCTGGATTCTCTGTTGCCAATCTGTAAAACGGTCTTCTGATTGATGGTTGTAAAAGAGAACGTCTTCATCATAGACGGCTGAGATATCGTTGAGTCCATGGGCAATTTGTGCCAAAGCTTGCTTAGGATTGTCCGACAGTAATTCTTTATTACTCTGAAAGGTAGAGACAATATTCCTAAACAATACTTGGTTTTGGAAAGTTGTAATAACATAATCAAAATTCAATGTTTGGGCTGCTATATTTAAGGTGGGGAAGTTCTCACATAATGTCTCAGGAGATGGGGTTTCCCCATAGGTATCAAAGTGTTCAGCTACAAACTTGAAAGCATCTCCATGCTTGGCAAAATCTTTTGAGGTATACCGAAATTTCCTAAACGCTAATCTATCTTTAAGTCCAAAGATTACACCCGATTCTACAAAATCAAAATTTTCCATTTCTACCCCGCTAATCTAAACTTTGGCAAGTACTCTATTGGAATCACCATGTAAGTAAATATCTACCCCCGCCTTCTTAAACTTCTTGGCTTCTTCCTTAGCATCCATTAACGAGGGATAAGTTCCTAACATGGTAATTTCGTTGGTCTTGCAGTCCACGCTAAGTACTCTATACTCTTCTGGGCTAGTTGTCAACTGTTTTTTCCGAATCAACCCACCTTGAAGACGTTTCTTCTTCCCCATAAGCTAATACTCCTTGTAGTTTCAATCTAACGACTTGTCTGATTTTATAAGCTGACTCATCTAAATCTTCGGTAATCTCCTCCATTGTCAGCCCCTCCAACCGTAAGTCTATGAATTGTCGTTCTAGTGGAGATAGGTCAGATTCTGCCAACAATTCATCAAATTCTACATCTTCAGTGAATTTACCTGGGTCAGCTAAAGCTCTTAACAATTCAGACGATTGACGGATTTCCCCACTTTCCGCAGTTATATAACTAGAGTCCAGACTTTCACTTGGGACTCTCCGCTGGGCTTTAGCTATAAGAGTACGTACAGTATTAATCATAGCAGTATGAAGATATGTATGGAACAATACTCCTCTATCTTCTTCAAAGCCTTGGGCGGCTTTAATAAGGGCTATTCTAAGTTCTTGGGCTATATCCTCTCGGTCTAATCCGACTACAAAAGTATTAGATGCTATCTTCTGGACTTTTGGTTCCCATTGATTCATTAACTCTTCATCTATATTCATCTACTCTCCTAAAAACTTCTTTGCTTTATTAAGTCTAGTCGCTGCCCCAAATACCAATCCCAAACCTACAATTCCCACTACGACAGCCCACAAAGGCCACGTTGTATAACGGCCTATTAAGAACAATCCGAAGTCCTCTAG